TCATTCATTTTATTTAATTTTTTGTAGCCGATTTTTTTAGCATCAGGTTGCGATACTTTATATTCGCCGTTAGATACATTTATACCTTGCGATCCAGTAACAGGATTTCCAAACTGATTAAACCCGGAAGTTTGCTGTTGCTGCTGTACCATATCATCAAGTTTCTCAGCACCTCCTGCCATCTGTACAGCAGGAGCATTTATAATAAATGAGTTAGGTTCAGCTTGCATTGGAATGCTATCGCTAGTAGGACCGCCCTCTCCTTGTATAAGACCGGATCTGTTTATCTGGGGGACTTGTCCTCCTACTTGTAAATTTACTGGATAGGCTACAGATAAACATTCATCTTCAAACATTTTCTGATTCCATTTATTATCTACTACTGCTTTGGTAATTTTTCTAGAACTATCTGTAGGTACTACATACATAGAGTTAGTATCATATGCTCTTGTTAAAGGCATCCAAATAGTACCTTGACCTCTACCATTTTGATAAAAAATGCCTTGATGAAAAGGTAGTCTTCTACCTAATCTTTCTTGATTAGGTATAACTAAATTAAGTGTAGGTCGTCTTTTAATTAAATATCTTTTACCTTCTAATAAAGGCGCTACATAAGTTTCTGCAAAAGCATCAAATTCTCTGGAATATTCAGGAGAACTTAATTTACTCTGTACCATATCAGTTATATGTACAAGTTCTCTAGTTGGTACGTGTTTATGAATATTTTGAAGATTGGTTACATAAGGGTATAGTTCTTGTATTATTTCTAATACCCATATATCCCAAGGATAACAATCACGATCATATTCTAATGTATCATTATCAAAATTTTTATAGATACTATTCATTTTTTAACCTACGTACTAACTCATTTCGTAATTCCAATTTCTTAGAAAAATATAAGTTATAGTTGTAATCTAAAATATCATTTAAGTCTTTAAATATATTTACTAATTCTTTATTGCTTTTACTACATAAACGTTTTACTTCTTTCATAACCATATAAAATCTTTCAGCTGGATCATCATAGGTGTCATAGCTTTCATTTATTATTGGGCTGAATGTTTTATACCCTAGCTTATGTAAAAATTCTAACTGTCTTGGTTGACCTAATATTATAAAAGGTTTTTTATACACAATATTCCTGTATGTTTTTTCTGTAATGTGAACCACTTCACCTGCAGGATCATTATATATACGTGGAATTGGTTTATCATATGATCCCTCAATTACAAAATTAAATAAAGACTTACTCATAGTATCTTTTATATCTAGCATTTCATATACTTTAGAGAAAGAAGTAAAATCTAGTGAAGTATTTACTTCTCCTACTATTTTAGATAATGCTTGCATATGCTTACTACTTAGTAGTGTAGTATCTAAATTACTTTTAAAGTTTTTTCCATTATTTTTTAATGATACAAATCCCTGATCAAGTAAGTTACATTTTTCTAAAGCAACTACCGTTAATCCTCTTATGTATCGTTCGTGATAGTTACTTAGAAAACAACAAAATTTTCTAGTATCTTGTTCAGCTATATTTTCATCAATTATTTCGCTATCTTTATATAACATAGTGTCTATATTTAAATCTGTAGTATAAAAATTTGGATGATCAATTATATGGGGTGTTATAAAAATAAAAGAAGATTCTTGTTCCCTTGTAAGAACTCCTCTATGCATTACAATCATTTCTATATATTCTATCATTTCTAATGTCATAGCTTCCACTATAATAAATAGAAATTTTCCTTTTTTATTCTCAATACCTCTTCTTACGGGTCTAGCTACTAGTGTTTTTAATGGGGGACTACCGCACTCATTAAATATAAATAAATGACTAACTACTATAGGATAATACCATTCTTCTGTATCGTTTGCAAAATATGAGGGAATACAGTTAAGCTTATACCCAGTAAATATTGAGCTAAGTTTCATTAAATGACGACTATCGCCTAGTAAATTAGGAATACATCCTTCTTCTCTATCTATTTTATCTATAAGTAAATTAATAGTTTCCATTAGATTGTATATTATACTTTGCTATGATATATTGTTTAAGAAAATCACTTCTTACTATATCTTCTATTCCAAATTCAATAGCAGTAAAATCCTTTAGACATTTAAGTATTCTCATAAAATGTTGAATACCTTTTTTATCATTTTCTTTAGTAAGATCAGATTGTGTGTAATCTCCAGAAAATATAATTTTACTGTTTTTACCTATTCTTGTAATTATACTATCAAGTTCATGAAAATTCAAGTTCTGACATTCATCCACAATCACTACAGCGTTATTTATAGTTATGCCCCTGATAAAAGATGTGCTCATAAACTTTACATTGTTTTGTTGTTTTAGTGCATCATAAGCATCTTTTATACCAAAAAGCTCCCCACAGACAGATCTGTAAGGAGCTTCATATAAAGATACCTTCTCTTGTTCATCACCCGGTAAGAATCCTATATCTCTTGTGGATACTACTGATCTAACTATAAATATATCATTATAATCTGATGAAGGATCTAATACTTCTTCTAGAGCTAAATATAAAGATAAAAATGTTTTACCAGTTCCTGCTATGCCGTGAAGTAGTAGATGTTGATTTTCTCTATATGCTTCGTATGTTTTTCTTTGGTTATCTGTAATAGGTGAGAATGTCAGTAGATCGTCTATTCTCACCTTTTTAAGTGGTTGTGTCTTGCCGTTATTTCCGTTATTATTTCCGTTACCCAAGTAGTGAGTCTCCTTTAATTAGTATCAGATTCTAAAAAATCTAATAACTCATTATAGCCTCCTACATACTTATCATCAATAAAAATTTGTGGAACAGTACGGGCATTGGGCACTGCTTCTAAAAATTGCTCTTTGGTATACTCTTTTCCAATTATCTTTTCTTCGTAATCAATTTTAAGTATGTTTAGAGTTGTTTTAGCTTTAACACAGAAATTACAAGTTGGTGTACTCCAAATAGTTGCTTTCATTATTTTGTACCTTTATCAATCAATTTCATAACTTCTTCAAATGAGTTATATTCCACTTATACTAACTCCTGAATCAGACACATATCGGGGATTAAACTCTCCATCAGGATGACGGTCTTTTAATTTTTCAAAGTTTTTTGCTATCACTTCATTAGGATCTAAGTGCAATGCTAAACAGTTTTGAATCCAATACCACATAATATCTCCTAGTTCACTTTCTAGTCGATCTTTAAAATCTTGATTAAATGGTTTACCATGAAACATTAACTTTTTAACTAATTCATTATACTCACCCACTTCTCCACTAATTCCTATAGCTCCAGTAAGTATTCTAGAAGGATGTGGAAGTCCCATATCTTCTAATTCAGTGAGTCTATCTCTTGTATCATTTAATGACTTAGACGTTTCTGATGTTACACCGTCTACAAACTCTTTATATTTATTTAAATCAATCATGCTCGCCATTCAACCTCCGGCCATTATAACCATCAATACGCTTAAACACATCAGGGTTACGACGTGCAGTATCAAAAGTACCAACAGTGATTACGATTGCTGCAAGTAGTAGTGTGTGGGCAATAGCATTAATACCCCAGAACATAATACTACCCATATACATAGAGCATACAGATACCCACATCCATGCAAGAATCTGCATAATTAGATGTCTAACTTGTAAGTTGGGAATGTTCTTAAGTGGATTAACATTAGCATCCATAATGCTATTCCACGATTCGTAAATATATTCTCTCATATCTTTTACCTTTTCAAATGTTACTTTAATAGGATAGTTAGCATCAGCACTATCTCTGTAATCTATAGCATCATATAGATCATAAAATTTTTGTGCAACTTTATGATCTTTAAAATATGCTGTTACTTTATACATTTTTTATCCTATCTAATATTTCTAATTTTCTATTATCTGTGGCTATAAACCACTCTCTAATTTCGTCTTGAGTTCTTCCACAGCCAGTGCATACTCCCTTTACGAGAGCACACACTTTTTGGCATGGAGAAATTACACCAGACAAGCATCACCATCACAGAACTTGTTAGCATCTTGATTATCACCTTCATGATTTAGTAAGGTAAAGTCAAGATCGCCTAATGATTCTGCATATGTGACAATTTCTTCTCTAGGTGCAGGAGTATACGGTGCTTGTGCATACCCATGTTCAGATAAAGGTAGTAGTGATACACCTTTAAGACGGGAATCAAAACAAGATAACGCACGAGCAATTTGATCTGCTTCATCTTGTTTAAATGTAATAGTAATAGATACTTGGTTATCAGCCCAGTAATGTTGTAAATCAACAGCATTAGCAAACTGTTCCCAAATAGATACAGATGTTTTAGCAACTGTCCCTGCTTCATGCAGCACAGGAAAATATACTACAACAGTGCGAACAGGATCGCTAACTGCTGGTTCTATTCTATACCCTGCATCAGCAAGAATCTGTACTAATGGAGATATGGTAGCAAGTCTAATTGTTCGATAATAAGACTCTGCTTCTGCGTAGTGAATACCTGGAAGTGCTCCAGCTACTAATGATACAGTTCCTGATGGTTTAACAGATGTAGTTTTAACTGATAAAGGCACACCCATCC